CTGCGAACCGTTGATGGTGCGCTTCACGATTACCCAGACCTGATCTTGGTCTTGATCGGGATGCGGGATAGACGCGACGGACTGGAATAGCCCATCCGTTACATGCCTATGAGCGGCAACCACGTCTTGCGTTTTCTCGTAGGTGATGCCCACAAGCGTTCCATCCGCACGAACCGCCCAAATGATTGAGTCAAGCTCTTGCTGATAAGCCATCTGGGTAATACCGCCGAGCGTCACATGCTCAGACAGTACGGTCACGTCCTGAAACGGACCCGTGTAAGCAACCGCATAGGAGTCCATGAGCAGCTCGCGCAACTTGCGTCCGGCACGCTGAAGGAAAAGAATGCTGCTTCCTGCAATTGCAGGGGCCACTCCAGTGGAACCATATTTCGTGGGCGACTGAGAATTTGGATTCGATGGCGTGATGGGATCGTCAATTGACCCGCCAGACAGGACATGTTCCTGCCCCACCGTGCCAACCAGCAAAGCTCTTTGACCGGAAAGCCAGACAATCGCATTCAGCTTGTTAGATGAAAGCGTGAACTCGATGCCCTCATTGTCTAATGCTGTGCCCTTGTCTAGATTCTCATAATCCCCGGTCTGGCTGCCCCAGATCGTATCCGGTGCAGAAGTCGTATTCGCCCACCAGGACCGCTGCTGATAGAGAGTTACACATGCGGGATATGGGCCAGCGCCCCACGGTGAAGATGTGAAGGCCACAGCCGCAATGCCCCATACCGTGTCGCTAGTCCGCGTTAGCTTCTGCGGGGCGTAGCCTTGGCAGGCCATATAAAGAACGTCAGCAGATTGCGCATAGGTAACTGCGAATAAATCCGCTTCCAGATAGGGACTGACAATCTCAACCGGAGTACCTGGGGGCGATTCAATGCGCGCACCATTCTTGTAAAAGCGCATATAGCCGTCGCCCATTTCAATGATGTAGTTCTGACTCTGTGAAAACTGGAAGTCGATCAGGCGAGTTTTCTTGCTACTGGTCTTGACTTCTGCCACAAACCGCGTTCCCGGCCTGCGATAAGCACCGCCATGCTTGAATGCAATCATGTTTTCCATGGTTGCGACGGAGTTCTTATACTTGGCTAGATCGGTCCGACCGGCCAGAAGTGGCGACCATTCGCCAGCATTCAGGCTATTTTGTATCGTGCGGATGCGGGCCATTATCTATCTTGGGTGAGAATGTTATTGTCCTGCTTATCAGGTGAGCCTTCTTGACCGTCGATGGTGCGAGTCTCTCTTAGAATGCCATCGTAAATCTCAAGCATGGCTTTAACCGTGCTCTGTGATTTGGTGATTGCATATGCCATCTTGGAGGCTAGTTTAGCGCTGAGAGCCTCATAGAGCATCGCGTCATATTGCGCGGGATCGGTGATGCGGAAGATGTACCGTATATTCGCGGAGGCAGCATCGGTGAGCAGTGCCCTCCCCTCAACCTTGAACTCATCGCCAGGACATGCCCAATCCTCTCGGTCATTCAGAGCCAAAACCCGCAGGCAATAGGGATCGCTCGGGAGTTGGTACTGATAGGCCCAGCCATATACCGGAGAGGTGGACAATTGCCCCAATGTCGCACGCGAAGTTGCGCAGTTCCACGGATGCGATCGCAACACTGCATCCCGCGTCTGCGGGTAGATGCGATTCACTAGGCGCGCGCGCGGAGTGTCATCGGTAAGAGATGTGATCGGATCATCCCCGAGCATTGATAGTGCGTTATTGGCGATTTCTACGTCGGAGGCCATAAATTAATTCGCCTGAGATAGGATAAAAACCATCTGCGGCCAGCCAGTGGAGGCGTTTCTTATGTTGGTCGCGTCAAGGACGTTAGCAGTAGCAAATACCAGTGTGATCGTGTGCGAAGCTCCGTCACCTTCCACAACGGCATTCAGGCTGACGCCCGTGGAGGTTCCGAGCGTTGGGGCCGTAAGCCTGCGGTCAATGGTTCCGCCGTTGTCAAAAAGAGCAAAGTACATGCCATTCCCGGCGGTTGATTGGTAGGCATCCAATGATGCGACAACGAACAGCTTCCAACCGACGGGAATGACTACCGTATAGCTAAGATTCGTCCCGTCCACGTTCACAAAGGCTGCGCTCGAGGTGGTATAGTCTCCGGCCTTGCTTCCAACCTTGACCATATATGTCGGTATTCCACCTAGGGCGGCGAGTGCCGCGGCGGCGGTAATCTGTCCAGTGCCGCCCTGTGCAATGGATACCGGAATGCCGATGGCACCAGATGTCACAATGTCTACCATCTGAATGCCAGAACTTGCGGGAGTTTTGACCTGCAAGAACTTCCCTGCAACCAGATCATCAACATCAAGATTTACTTGTAGCGATGTACTTTTTACCTTGAGCGCCCTGCCCACCTTCTCAATTAGCTGCTGACAAAGCATCGTGACTTTATCGAGTGCAGCTTCGTGCGTCTCTGCGGGAAATGGGTCGTTGGCGACATAATCCGTGGTTTGCGTGGCAGATACATTGCGCTGAATCGAGATGGCAAGGCCACTGACCGAGGCGACAAACACCACATTCCCGCCACTGAGAGAACCCGCTCCGGTGACGGTGTAATCCGTGGTCAGCGTCTTTAGGACGCCGTTCACATAAACGGCCAGGTCCGTATTGGCAAAGATGTAGAACGGGTAGGCATAGGTGGAGCTGCCCGACCCCGTATAATCAATTCTGCTGGTTGTGCTTGATACGGTCATGGATTACCTCGCCAGGCCGCTCATCTTCAATCCGAAGTAATCGACGGTCAGAGTCTTGGCCCCGGCGGTGCGGGTCACAGCCTGAGCAATGGGAGTGACAACGTTCGTTGTGGGCGTTACGGCATTGGTGCAGCCGGAAGCGCAGAAACTCGTAGCCGCGTTGCCGTCGAACTGAATCCATATTTGCGTGGAGACGTTTGACCAAATCCTGACGCGGTGGAAGTTGGTGTCTGCCGTGTAAGCCGTGGCATCGCAGGTAGCGTTGACACACAAATGGAAAGACGCATCACCAGCGGTGTCATATTTGAAACCGGCCCAGTTGGAAGGAACCGCAGTCAGCGAGTCGGAGAATCCCAGATAAGCACCAGCGGTGGCATTGGATGGAACGCTGAACACCCAGACCATTTCCCACGGGGCCGCATTTCCAAGCGCACCAGCAGAAGAAGCCGTTGCCCCGGTAATGCCGCACGTATTACCGGAAACTGCACCGGTCGTAACCGTAAATTGGCCGGGATGTGCGGTCGTGCCCGCGCCTTGAACCGCAGTTCCGCAAGCCGCCGTTCCGCTCATCGTCCAGAGCAAATCGCCAATACTTAGCGAGGCAAGCGATCCGCCAAAGAACTCATCGGATATTCCGTAGGAGGTTTGGTCAGTGGGATTACCAGCCGCGTTCGTCACTCCAACCAATGCATTGGGGTTAGAAATAAACGCCTGATAGGTAACGGTCAGAGTCCCGCCACCAGTGAGCGTCGAAACGTTCACGCGCACATATGGAGTAACGCCCTGAATCATTCCGCTGGTTCCGGCAGAGGTGCAGGTCTTGCCGGAGATAAGCTGCGTTGACCATGTGGTGCCATCGGTGCTTTGGTCGAGCTGCACGACGCATGTGCTGATTGTTCCTGTGCCAGACCATACCAACTGGTGATAGACAGCCCCCAGACCGCCCATGTTAATGGTGTCGAAGTTGCCGGAAGCCGTGGCAGTATAGGATCGCTGAGTCGCCGTGCCGGTTTGGGCATTCGCGCACAGAGAGAACAGAAGTGCAGCCAACAACGTTAAAAGTATTTTTGTCTTCATTTCCGTCCTCATCTGAATTATCCGTGCCTGCATACTAGAACTGCGGTAATGCTCGTGGTGCCGTCGCCGCCCTGAATCCTTGGGCGCACTTTCAGCGGGTTTTCGTGAACTTCCTTCAGAAAAGAATCTAGGCCAGCAATCGCAATGGGAACGCCGAACGAATCCATGAGCGGAACAGGATTGGCAGGTGTCCCGGTTTCATTCGTTCCTTCAAGAGTCACCAGCGCCCCGCCATTGGTGCCGTAAATCTGCAAACACTTGTGCCGGTAATGCCCCAGGAGCATCCAGTCGCCATCATCGCCAGACAATAGCCCTGTCCATTTGACAGTGAGGGCTGCGGGGCGAAGCTGGTTTTCTTCATATGCTCCAATGCGGGTTGCCACTAGACCGAGGTAGCCGCCTGGTGGAATTTGGCATGCAGCACCTTGATTTCTGCGAGACGTTTCTCGGCTTTGGCAAGTTCCGCAAGCTTCTCCACCAGAGCCTTGCTGGTGGCTTCAAACTGATCGGCGGTGGGCTTCAGCTTCTCTGCTCGCGCATTCAGTTCATTAACAGAAGTCTGGAAGGCACTGATCAATCCGCTGATCTCGTTCATGTGCGCTTGAATGTCATTCAAAAAGTTCTGCATTTCATCTCCTGAAAAGAAAAGGGGCGACCCGAAGGCCGCCCCACATGCTTAGTCAACTACGTATTCGATCCAGCCACGCAGAATCGAGCTGGCAGTCCAAGCCGCCGCTGCGTTGGTGGCAAGGATGGCTTCTTCTGCGGTAGTTACTGCTCCGAGGTTGGTTGCGATGGAGTTAGCAAAGGCGACGTTGGTAGTCGCGTTCGTGACGGCGGCGACCAAATACTTTCCGGTCGTGCCGGTGATGCCGATTGCCAAGGTTGCGGTGCCGCCCTGCGCGGTATCCCAGCAGAAACTTCCGCCCATGATACGGGCACCTTTCGGGATGCGGCAGAGGGCGATAGTGTCACCTGTGGCAAGTCCAGAACTGGCAAGCGTCTTGCTGAAAAACGCCTTGCGCGAACGTCCGCCATATTCGTTGGAATTAACCATCTTCGACGGGTTGCCCTGGACGTTTGTTTCTTGAT